CCGAAAAACAATGATCGAAATCAAAGACACGCGGAAGACCGCAACGAAAGACCCCAGACCGAAGCAAGGTGATGTAGTAAGAATTGATAAGGATTATTATCTATGCGCTAGACATGATTATGACGTTCTATTAGAACTTAATCTGTATTGTTTATCAGACGGCAGTAGTTGGGGTAATCCAGTCGAGGTTAATGAAAATGACGAATACATTTTTCCTCATGATGAACTAAGAAACTTCGACATCGAAGTAATCACGAACAAGATCACGCTAACAATCGAATAACATGGAGAACGCAAACGAAACGCCACGTGAAGTAACGCATTGGAAGAAACTAACCGATCCGCGATTTATCGGATCACATGACTTTGCCCCGAATCAGGAAATAACAGTCGTGATTGAATCGGTAACGCAGGAACAAATCGAATTATTCAACGGAAAGAAACTGGAGAACAAACAATGCGTATTGGCTAAATTCAAAGGCGCTAAAAAACCATTGTTGTTGAATAAAGAGAACATGAAGTTGATTTCAAAAGTTCTCGGTACGCCTTATATCGAAGAATGGGCAGGTCAGAAGATCACATTACACGTTGTCCCTGTTAGTGCATTTGGCGAAATCGTGGATGCCGTAAGAGTTAAATACATCAAACAAAAGAAATCATGAGCGAAGTATATATTGATGAAATTCTGTTCCGATGCCATTCTTTAGGCGATATTATGGGTGTTAAAGGGCTAGGTAAAACTGGTAAAAAGCGCGCAATTCAAACGTACATAGAATACAAGTACGGCAGAACAAAACGATTTACATCTAACAAAATGGAAAAAGGGTTGATCACAGAATCCGAATCTATTAAGGTTATTGCCGATCACCTTCAGTTGCCGTTGATTAAAAACGAAGTGCGCAAATCAAACGAATTCATAACAGGCGAATGTGACGTGATTCATAACGACATTGTTTATGATGTTAAGTCATCGTGGGATATTCACACTTTCACAGACGCGAAACTTGAACTGAACAATGATTACTTCTGGCAGCTTAATGGTTACATGGATTTGTTCGATTGCCATACTGCGAAACTTTGCTACGTTCTCAATTCAGCGCCAGACGAAGTGTTATTCCGTGAACTTGAACGTGAATCATTTAAGCATCCAGAACGCGAAACACCCGAATGGATTGAGGTAGAGATTATCAAGAATCTTGTTTACACCGAATCAGAGTTCATGCGATTCATTAATTTGCGTGGGATTGGTGGCGACGATATTACAGATAAGGCTATTGAATCATTTGTTGAGATTCCTTTGACTGAGCGCATTTATATTCTTGAATTCGGTCATGATACTGAAACAGTAATGCAAATTGAGAATAGAGTGATTGACGCTCGTGAATTTCTGAAACAATACTACAACGCACAACCATAAATCCGCTGGCGCGAGTGAATCGCTGCGTGTGTGTGAATGGGCAGCGAAGATACACCGAGCGGATTTTACTTAACTAAAACAAAAAACTATGAGCAACCGACGCAAGACAATAATGATAACCGCGCTCAAAGAAATGATCGCAGGCAAGAAGATAACGGCTATGGATTATGCGAAAAGGCATAACACATCCAAATTAACAAGCCGAATAAGCGATCTTCGGGCTATAATTGCAATAAGCGATTATGCATTTATTATCAGAGATGAAAGCAATGAAAAAAGGCTCAAGTATTCTCGATATTACATTGAAGCCTCAAGCAGACCTTACGCGCGAAAACTACTGAAGAAGCTGGAAAAGTAACAATCGTGGGCGCGAGGATCACGAATCGTAACTGAACCAACTAGACCTGTTACGAATCAGAGAATACCCGCACGATTAATTTTTTATTCCAAAATAAGTATTACTTTTACAACGTCGAATGCACCGACTAAATGAAAAAAACTAAAACACCGCTCAGACTTACATTGCCGATACTCTCAGTTTCGGGTGCATCTTTGTAAGTTCTGGGCGGTTAATTCATTATGACAACATATCAACAGTTTCTGGAATCAAAACAAAAGAACCACGTACTATCTGGATTCGACATTGAAAAAACGCAACTATCTGAAAATCTATTTGAATTTCAGAAGTTCATTGTACATCGTGCAATTAAGGCGGGTAAGTATGCGGTGTTTGCCGATTGCGGACTAGGCAAAACATTCATGCAACTTGAATGGGCTAATCGCGTGAGCAAACAAACTAATAATCCTGTATTGATACTTTGTCCATTGGCAGTATCACGTCAGACAATTAATGAGGCTAAACGATTTAATCTTGAATGCGAAAAATATGATTTTGTAGAGCCTCCAGTATCTAATGAGTTTGGTGTTTATATTTTGAACTATGAACAACTTGAAAACGTAGATACTAGTAATTTATCAGGTGTTGTTCTTGATGAAAGTTCAATTTTGAAAAACTTTGAAGGTGCAACCAAAAACACGATCATTCAGAAATTTAAACACACGCCTTATAAATTAGCGTGTACTGCAACTCCGTCACCAAATGATCCAATGGAATTAGGAAACCATTCTGAATTCCTAGACGTAATGAGCCGTAATGAAATGCTAGCTATGTACTTTGTGCATGACGGAGGTGAAACGGCTAAATGGAGGTTGAAAGGTCATGCAGTGAAACAGTTTTATCAGTTTGTAGGGTCGTGGGCAATTATGCTTAATAAACCTGCTGATATTGGTTTTGATATGTCAGGATATGATTTGCCTGATCTTAATTTGATCGAACGCCAGATTGAAACGGACAAACGCGATAACGGATCTTTATTCAACGCCACCGCAATATCAGCTACAAACTTCAATCAGGAATTGCGCCTTACAAAAATAGAGCGCATGGCAGAAGTTGTAAGCATAGTGAATAATTCTACTGAAAACTTTATTATATGGATTAAGCAAAATGAAGAAGGTGAATTGTTGCGGTCATTAATTCCAGATGCCATTGAGGTTAAAGGTTCTGACTCGCCAGAATATAAAGAATCAAAATTGATAGGATTTGCAAATAATGAATTCCGAGTATTGATTACCAAAAGCAAAATAGCACAGTTCGGATTAAATTATCAGAACTGTCGTAATCAGATATTTGCATCGCTTGATTTCTCATTTGAGGGATTATATCAGGCTATTCGCAGATCATACCGATTCGGTCAAAAAAATGACGTTAACATTTACATAGTAACAACAGACACTATGAAAAATGTAATTGAATCAATCAATCAAAAACAAAGACAATTTGAACTTATGCAAAAGGAAATGAGCGAAGCCATTAATGTTACTTTGAACGGTAACGGAATGACAAAAGGAAACTATGATACAGAAAGCGTATCAAATGAATGGTACACAATTAAGCGTGGAGATTCTGTTCAACTTATTCAAAGTATACCAGATGAATCAATAGGTTTATCCGTATTCAGTCCTCCGTTTGCTGAATTATACACCTATTCATCACATATTGAGGACATGGGAAACAGTAAGGACTATAATGAATTCCTTACTCAGTTCGGATTCCTTATTAAAGAAATGTATAGAATAATGAAGTCTGGTCGTAATGTTGCGATACATTGCATGGACTTACCTATTCAAAAAGGTAAAGAAGGTTTTATCGGTCTCCGCGATTTCTCAGGAATGATTTTGAAAGCTTTTGAAGATGCTGGATTTGTATATCATTCACGCATCACAATCTGGAAAGATCCTGTTGTCGAAATGCAACGCACTAAGGCGCTAGGTTTACTTCATAAGCAAGTAAAGAAAGATAGCACGATGAGCCGTGTTGGTATTCCAGATTATGTTATGGTGTTTCGTAAGGACGGAGATCGTAATGACCCTGTGACTAATACAGATATTCCAGTTGATCTTTGGCAGAAAATTGCCAGTCCTGTTTGGATGGATATTGATTACGGTAACACGTTGCAAGGGTTCAGAAGCGCACGAGAAGATCAGGACGAAAAACATATTTGTCCTTTGCAGTTAGATACGATTGAGCGACTTATTTTACTTTACTCGAATAAGGGCGACACGGTATTTACTCCATTCATGGGAATAGGTTCTGAAGTTTATCAGGCTGTTAAAATGCAACGTAGGGGAGTAGGGTTTGAGTTGAAGGAATCTTATTATCAAATGGCAAAGAAAAATATTGCTGCGGCTGTGGAAGAAAAAAAGCAGGTCAGCTTATTTGATAAAAATAATTAGCAGTATATTTGACCCGTCGATTGAACCCGACACGAAATACAAGTACATGACAGATTTTAACGAAATACCTCCCGTAGGAGAACTGATACACTAGGGCGAACTTGCGCTCGGTTCAATGGTGTTGAATTCGACTTCGGGAGGTTTAATATTTTATCGCATGGCGAATAGAATTTTACGCGATTGGACTGATAGCGACAAAATAGATTTGTTATCAGCCGATGCTGAAAGGTTTTTTACACGTTTGATCATGAAGGCTGACGACTACGGATATTTTCACGCGCACCCTAGCCTGATTATAGCCGCGCTATTCCCGTTAAAGATAGATAAGATTGATTTGGAAGACGTAGAGCAATGGATTAGCGAATGTGAGCGTTGTGGGTTGATAATAACATACACGGTTAATGATCGTAAGTATTTGCATATCAATAACTTTAACCAAAGGTTACGCATAATGACGCCAAAGTTTCCGCAACCTGCGGACAAATGTCAGCAATCCGCGGTCAATTGTCCGCCTGAAACGAAACGAAGTAGAAACGAAGTAGAAGTAGAAGATGAAAAACAAAAAACGAGTTCCGAGAAAAAAACTGAAACGGGCAATACCGTGCCTCAGACCCAATCTGTTCAACTCGGCTTATCAAACTTGGATAGATTCAAACAATCAGAATCAGATCAGCAACTTGCCTACAAGTTCGCAAAAGGCATAGGCAAGATTTCAGACTTTACCGAGATTTTCCGCCACGCTCAGTTGCATAATGACGGATTAGCCATGAGTAAACCGAACGCGGATTATCAAGTGTGGCTGCAATATTTCCGCTATTACTTTGAGAATCTGAAGATTAACGGCAAAACATCAACCATAGTACACCAAGAACCCGAGCCGTCATATTACAAGAGGGTTAAGTTTGACGAACGCGGAAAACCTTATACCGAATGATTGACCGCAAACCACCACAGGCAACAGACCTTGAAGCGATTGTTTTAGGCTCTGTGCTGCTAGATCGAGAGGCTTTCGATACCGTAGCCCCGATAATCAACGATAAGTGTTTCTATGAGCCTAAAAATGGCTTAATATGGCAAACGATAGAACGGGTGCATAAAGACAAATCCCCGATTGACATTGTTACCGTTTCCCAGAGGTTAAAGAAAGACGGTTATATTGATCAGGTAGGGGGGTTGATGTACGTGAGCCAGTTAACCGATCGTGTAGGGTCAACGGCTAACATTGAGTTTCACGCCCGTATTATTCTACAAAAGTATATTCAGCGTGAGATAGCATCCGCAACAATGGCTATATCAGCGCGGTGTTATGAAGACACGGCAGACGTAATAGACTTACAGACGGCTATCCGCAACCTTTACGATTTCACCCTGAATCACACAATATCTGGACGGGAGGCAACGCACATTGTAGAGGCTATTAAACGCGACATAGATAGCTACGATAGAAGAGCCGAAGCGCGTAAGAAAGGATTGCCCACTGGCGTTAAGACGGGTTTATCCGAACTTAACCGAATGACGCTGGGATTACAGAAATCTACGCTGAACATATTAGCCGCACGTCCTGCTATGGGTAAGACTTCATTAGCCATGCACATAGCGCGTTATTGTGACGTACCGGTACTGATATTCTCTATTGAGATGTCAGAGGCTCAATTAACGCAGCGTTTAGTTATAACCGAATCATGCATAGATGCACACGCGTATAAATCGGGATGGCTGAATGATTCTGAAATGATTGAGGTATCAAATGCCAGAGCAAGTTTAGCGGATTTGCCGATGTTCATTGACGATACAACACCAATAACGATCAGCGACATGAGGGCAAAGGCTTTGAAGTTTAAGCGCAAACATGAGGGCAAAGATATTTTGATCATAGTTGATTACCTGCAACTGATCAAAAACTCAGAGCGCAAAGGCAACCGTGAACAGGAAGTTGCGGACGTGTCGAAGGGGTTAAAAGAGATTAGCAAAGTGTGTGATTGCCCTGTGTTGGCATTGGCTCAGCTAAGCCGTGCCGTAGAGCAACGCGGAGGGGATAAACGCCCTCAGCTTTCCGACTTGCGCGAATCAGGTCAGATCGAACAAGATGCCGATATGGTTATATTTCTCCACCGCCCAGAATATTACGGGATAACAACCGATGAAAACGGCAACAGCACGCAAGGTAAATGTGAAATTATCATTGCTAAACACCGTGATGGCTCTACTGGTTCTGTAATTGTGGACTTTATCTCTGGTCAAACTAAGTTCATAGACCCTGCACAGGCTAAACAAATGCAGCCGAACGCCGACTTTTTGAGTAAAAACGACTTACCTTATTAACTTTTCCCAGTTGATTATCAGCGCGTTACGGAAATTTAACAAAATAAATTTGCGTAGTTGTAACACCCGTATTACCTTTGACCTATCAAATTAATCAAACAACTAAAACAACCACGTTATGAAAAAGACTAGCAAATCAGCAAAGATCAAAAAAGCCGAAACGATCATTGGCAAATTGGTCGGTTTACAATATGCAAACAATGGATGGTGTCCTTATTTGCAAGATGCGCAACGCGCAGTAAGAAACTACATTGAAAGTATTGAAAACTCTAAATAACTAATCACACGTGGTTGTGTCGGGGTCGGGAAACCGCCCCGTTACAACCGCACAAAACTAACCACTATGAAAAAGACATTGCAACTATGGGTTAATAACGAAGGGTGGAAATCCTTTGAGTATGAAAATCTTTCAGACCTGAAAGATGAGTTCGAGAAACGCGGAATTTGTATTTCCGACTATGCCCGTGTTGGCGACAATGCCCGTGTTGGCGACAATGCCTATGTTGGCGACCATGCCAGTGTTGGCGACAATGCCCGTGTTGGCTCCAATGCCCGTGTTGGCGACAATGCCAGTGTTGGCGACTATGCCCGTGTTGGCGACTATGCCCGTGTTGGCGACAATGCCCGTGTTGGCGACCATGCCAGTGTTGGCGACAATGCCCGTGTTGGATACAATGCCCGTGTTGGATACAATGCCAGTGTTGGCGACCATGCCCGTGTTGAAGATAAAACAAAAATTAAAAGCATTTTTATTACAGCATCCAAGCATTCTATTAACTATTGGGGTGAAGATAAAATTCAAATCGGATGCCAGCTTCATTCTATCGCTGAATGGAAGGAAAGATTCAAGTCAATTGGCGATGAAAACGGATATACTTCGGATCAGATCGCAGAATATAAGGCACACATTGACATGATCGGCTTGATGCACGAGTCTGGAATTTTGAAACCTACAAAAATCGACTGATATGAGCCACGACAATTTCACAGAGGTGACGACAAAGCAAGCGCCGTATTCAGTGCAGCCAGCATACAGTCAAGGATGGGCAACAGGCTACAACACCTGCCTTGAGCTCACAAACGCGGCTGAGTTGCTGGAGTGCCTTAAGGAGATATCAGAAGTATTAGACGGCAAAGGTTCGCCTAATATGGAGTGGATTAAAAACAGAATTAATAACGCCATCAAAAAAGCAACCGATGAAAAATAAACTGAAGAAACTTCGTAAGAAACTGGAAATTGATCAGCCTTATTACATAACCGATAAGGATTTAAGAGACGCGAAGAATTACGTTGATGAAAGTTGTACTTTATCGGAGATATGGCTGTTTTTTTATGATATTAACGCAAAAACAAATCATGCCAAACTATACAGGCTAATGTATTTTGACTTACTAATACTTAGTTGCGATGAACGAGGATAAAATCAGAGCCGAAATCCAGCGCAAGGTCGCGGAGTTCAAACCGAAGACACAGCTAAGACTATCTCACACCGTTACGCCTTTCATGGTCGGTAACAAGTGGAAAGCAAGTTATCACGATCACAAACCAGAACTAAAAAGACGATTTTACTAATGAAAAGATCAGAAATTTATTTGAAAGCCATCAGTGTTCTTTTTGACGAAAAAAAGAATAGATATAATAGAGGTTTGTACGGGTGTAATGTTCTTGAAGATTTCAAAAAGGGATCAATAGAAAAATCTTTCCCCGAATATTTTCTATTTAAAGATACCCACTTTTATGGGGCGTGGCTTCACAGACAATTAAATTATCCAGCTAATGATCTGGATGTGTGCAAGATTAGGCACATCATGCTGTTGTTCGCATACGAAATAGCTAAATCGGAGGGCAACTAATGAACAGAGAGATAAAATTCAGAGCATGGGATAACCTTAACTCCAAATGGGTTTATTTCACTATTGGACAAACTTGGAGTGAAATTGCATTGATAGTATATCACCGAATAATATTGAATGGAGGTGTATTTTATCAATACACAGGACTCAAAGACCGCAACGGGAAGGAGGTGTATGAGGGGGATGTGGTAAAAGTGTTGAGAGGACATCCAGTTCTCATTGCTAATACATATCGTATAGAATATATTAACGCAGCGTTTCAAATGCTCGGCAAAGGAAACAAAATTCCTACCGCATTTGTGACATATACAAAACAGGCTCTTGATCATGGAATTGAATTTGAAGAGATCGGAGAATTGATCAAAGTCATCGGAAATATTCACGAAAACCCCGAACTGCTATGAGCGACTGGAAACACTTATTCCTGCTAATAATCGCAATGTACATTATCGCAGCAATCGCAGCGTGTGTAATGGGAGCGGCTATGACGCCGAAACCCAAGACGCTGCCATCCTACAAAATTGACACGGCATACGTTGACGCATTCCACGTTGATAGTACCGGTAAATATCTGATCAACTGGAAAGGCGATACGTGCATACGAAAAACTAAACTGGAGGAGTAATGGAAGAATCCGATCTGATCAACGACAAAAAATACCGCGTATTATACGACTTCGACTTTCATAAGCCAGTATCAGTAGCAAACAGCCAGCGCGTTCAGATGCGTGTGTATTACGACAATCTCAAAGAGTTCAAGGAATCTTTAGGACGGCAGAATCCAAGACTTCCCGAACTTAACGAAGAGCTGATGCGAGTGAGAAAGTGGATTAAAAAATATAGCGCGTAACGGTTTGCAGATAAGCGAAGGCACAAATAGCGTTGGATTGTGCGAGGGATTTGGGCTTTTGCTTATGTGCTGTTAGCACCAGTACTTTATCACTAATTAATAAATTTAAAATATGAAACTTAAAACAATAAAAAGAGAATTTAAAGAAATTGAAACAGATTTAGAGCTACCTGTTTTCTTGTACTTTCAAGATGAATTGTGTAATGATGAATTGATTATGATTACAGATGAGTATCAATTAAAAGTTAAGTATAGTTACCGTTCATTAGTAATTGAAAAAAGTGAATCATTACCTATTGAAGAACACTATGTTCAATACAATTTAACGACAAAAGAACACTTTATGGAAATTTACAATGAAGCTCTAAAATCTGTATCGGATGCACTATCTTAGTATTGGTGCTAACGGTATGCGGCTTGGTGTCTGTTATTTTGCCTTGCAGATATTTCAAGCCTTAGATAAATTTTATAGGCAAAATAATAGCACCAAACCGCTGTTAGTGGCTGGTGCGGTTTAATAACAGAAAATGTCAAGACAACATCATCACTTAAAAACAGAAACGGAATATTATCAAGCCGTAGAAAAAGGACTAAAGAAGTTTGAAGTCCGAAAAAATGATAGAAATTTTCAAGTTCACGATATGCTTTACTTGGAAGAAACAGTAAATGGAACTTATACAGGTCGCAAACTCCCACCAATGGAAATTAAATACATTTTGCACGGTGGTAAATACGGCTTGGAAGATGGTCATTGTGTGCTGTGTTGGTAGCACTTGCCACTAACGGTTGCGTATATGAGAGGTACGCCACCGACAAACTTAAATAAATGTAAAACCGCTTATTGGCGTATCTCTTATATACGTTGTTAGGCACAGTTTATTTTATTATGAAAGAACAAGTTAAGAATTATTTGAAATCATTAAATGTAGGTAAAACCCCTACACAAATAGGTTTGGCATTAGGTAAGGATTATAACACCGCTTCTTCATCGGTTAGAAACGCATTAAAAAGTTTGGTTAATGAAGGCTTGGTTTATAAGACGAAAATAGACGGAAAGGTGTTATATGGTTGGGTTCGTTAAATTGTGCCTAACTAGCAGATTGGCGCTACGATTTAATCCCAATCCAATACCATCGGGGAGATAAGCCTGTAAATCGCTACCTTTGCAACAACAGTACCTGAGATGCTTCCCGTAAGATCAGCATACTAGCTCTGGTCTTTTAACGAACGGACGAAAGCCGAAAGGTATAAGTCCTATCGAACCCAACGGGCAATGGTCGAAGACGTTCGATTATCCCGTTGTTTTATACCGATATTATTTTATTACCAAAATATTTTTTTGTTCTATTTTTTTTGTAGTTTTGTATCTGCTACAACGAATAAAGAAGATATTTTAGGTTGACGGCTAACACCTGAAACCCCAAAGCCCTCCACGGTTCGTTGTAGCTAACAAATCGGAGGGTTTTTTTATTGACCATAGGTCAGCTTCAACGCCGCCACGACTTCAGTAATCCGTTATTGTTGGATCAGACAAATGCCTCTTTGTAGGCGTGGAAATCACAACAGCACACTCTTTTTCTTTCTTCCTTAGATTTCTTACTTTGTTCTGGGACTTCTTTCATTCTTTCCATTCCTTCTTTCTTTTTCAGCCAATTTAACAGCACACATCAAAAAAAAAGCTACCTTCGTAATCACATGACCTCAGAACAACTGGAATACGCAATTAACGCACTTCTGGAGGGAGATACTTACCAGAAGATCGCAGACCATTTAAACGTGCCCATCAGCACTTTACATAGTAATTTAGCGCGTCCTGAATATTCCGCGCGCGCGAGGGAAGCGCTAGTTATTAGTGCTGACGTGTTCGCTGATAAAGCAGAAAAAGTGCTGATTGAGGCGAATTGGGATCGCGAAATGGGGGATTTCGACCTGAAAAAAGCGCGTGAATTATCGCAATATTACAAGTGGAAAGCCAGCAAGCGTAACCCTAAATCATTCGGGGATAAGGTGGACGTAACGACTGATGGCGACAAAATCCAATCATTCCCTGTAATTAATTGGGTGAATGGCGATAACCCTCAATAAGAAATACCAGCCTTTATTTACATCGAAAAAGCGATACCATCTATTAACAGGTGGTCGCGGTTCGGGTAAATCTTACGTGGCGTCAACATTCATCAACCTGCTCACATACGAGCGCGGTCATAAGATACTGTTTACGCGCTGGACAATGACGTCAGCCGACATATCAATTATCCCAGAGCTGAAAGAAAAGATCGACGAACTCGGAGTAGGTGAACATTTCTACATAACTAAAGACGAAATACGCAATAAGTTAACAGGTAGTTCGATCATATTTCGTGGAATCAAAACATCTTCAGGTGTTCAAACAGCATCGTTGAAGTCATTGCATGGCATTACTACGTGGGTAATTGACGAAGCGGAGGAACTTGTGGATGAAAAGATTTTCAGCAAGATCGCTAAGTCTATCCGAATGAAGGGCGTTCAGAATCGGATTGTTCTAATCCTGAACCCTACCGCGCGTACTCATTGGATATGGAGGCGGTGGTTTGAGAAATCGCATAGAACGGATTACGTGGATAATTACCCGATATACCTATCTACACATGCGAGTGTTAACCATATCCATTCTACGTACTTAGACAATATCAACAACCTTTCCGAAGACTATCTGGAATCGGAAATATATCAGACACGTGAAAACGACAAATACGCATACGGATATGAGATAATCGGAGGATGGATATTGCAGCCTGAAGGGGCGCTATACGGTGTTAACGACATTAAGCGTTTCCGGATGAAAGACCTGAAGAAAGAGGACGCGGAAGTGATATACGGATATGTAGATGTTGCCGATCAGGGAACGGATTCTTACAGTTTCCCGATTGCACACGTGTATAAAAACGCTATTTACATCACATCTGTACTGCATACGCCAGACCCTATTGACACAACGCTGCCATTAACAGAATCGCTGATAAAAGCCCAGACAATTTATAACGAAGACGGAAAGACGATAAAAAAGGAATTGTCACACGTCCGCGTTGAGGCTAACAATCAGGGTATGGAAATAGTGCGAAGGTTACGGGAGCGGTTCGATCCTAGTAAGATACTAGCGGTTAATAACAACACGAATAAGCATACGCGCATATTAGACCAGCGATTATTTACCGTCCAATACGTTTACCTATTAGACGATGCCGACATACCTTCAGGATCGGATTATGAGCGATTCTTACAAGGGATATTCGATTACAACCGCGACCAGACGAAAAATAAGCATGATGACGCTCCAGATGCTTTGTCGGGATTAACTGTAATGTGTCGATCTTTTATGCCACATTTATTCGTTTGATATTTTTTTCGTATGTTCGTACCTAAATTCTCGACTTCATGGCGGCTGAAGCTCCATTTTACAACATAAACGGCTCTGGAATAATGGGATGGTTTTCCCGTTTTCGGCAGATATTCAGCGGCAGTCCGTCGCTTTCTTATTCACAGAACTACATACTGAACAAAAACAACCCTGTATGGGTTGACGTTGACAACGTACTCGGAGTGTACATGGCTGTTCCGCAATTGCGAATGGTCATTGACATGAAAGCGGAGATGTTCGCAAACGCACGATTTTACGTTAAAGACAAAAACGGCAAGGAAGTAGAGAATCACCAGATGATTAAGATTCTGGACAACCCGAACCCGATACAATCGCGTGAGCAGTTCATGACAATGTTATCAATTTATGATTCATTGTATAATCAGGGCTTTATCCGAATACTTGCGCCTGAAATAAGATTAACAAATATACCCCGTGCGTTATGGCAGTTACCGCCAGCTAATATGAGCGTATTGCCAACTGGTAAAATTTGGGATCAGTTCAAACTAGAAGATATTATTGATTCGTATGTATTGCGTGACATTGAATCAGGAGGCGTTGAGCGCAAGTTTAAGCCATCAGAGATTATGCACCTTACAAAGGGCATATCGAACAAGTACATCGTCGGTGAAAGCAAGATCGTAACGCTTCAGAAGCCGCTTAGTAATATTGTCGGGGCTTACAGAACGCGGAACTGTATCATCTTTGATCGTGGAGCGCTGGGTATTTTGTCGTCGGAATCGAAAGATAACGTAGGCGCTATTCCTCTAGGCAAAGACGAAAAATTAGAGATTGAAAAGCAGATGCGTCGCGAATACGGAATACAGGACGAACAAGCGCGGACAATAGTAACGAACGCCTCTTTGAAGTACACACCAATGACATATCCGACAAGGGACTTGTTGTTATTTGAGGAAATTGAGGAAGATACGCAAGTGATATGCGGTTCATACGGAATGGCTCGCGATCTGTTCCCTTCAACTAAAGGGGCGACGTATGAAAATATGAAGCAAGCCATGATCGGTACTTATCAGAATACGATTCAGCCGTTTGCCGATTGGGTGTGTAACACTTTTCAAACCGATCCTTTTTTCAAACAGCTATTCAAAGAAGGTGAAACACTTTGTGCGGATTACGACTGGTTGCCTGTAATGAAAAACGATGAACTGAAGGAACATCAAGCGGAGCAAGCCGAAGCAAGCGCAATCAGTACGGAGGTTGATACCGTTATTAAGCTAAATGACGCAGTACAACGCGGAACAATGACACGCGAAGCGGCTGTTCAGATGCTTATCATGACGCACGAATACGATATTTTAGAGGCAAACAGTCTAATCGGAGAACGCGTAACAGCGCAACCAAATGAGAACAACAACCAATAAACCATTTCAGGAAAGACTATCAGAATCACTTACTAAGAAAACAAAGCCATGTCAGCAGAAGAAAAGAAAAAAGCATCCCAGCACTACGCGGTAAAATCATTTGGCGGCGAGCTTGCTGTTAAAGACATCGACCCCACAGCGCGTATAGTTACGGGCTTTTTCTCGACTTTTAATGTAGTCGATTCGGATTCAGACATCCTAGTATCTGGGTGCGCTAAGAAATCAATTAAGGAACGCGGCGCTGATTCTAATGCAGTCGCAAAAATTAAGCATTGCCTCAATCATGACTTCGCTCAGTTGGTGGGGAAAATTCAGGTACTAGATGAACGTGAAGTCGACGGGTTTTCTGGCATCTATTTTGAAACGAAAATGGCTGACACAGAACTCGGAAACGACACGCTGAAAAATTACATTGGTGGCGTGTACGACAACCATTCTATCGGATTTCAGTACATCTGGGAAAAGATGCAAGCGGTGGAGATTAATACGCCGAAGTGGGATGAAATGCTGACGTGGTTGCAGAACCCGAAAGACCTAGCAGGTAAACAGCGCGTTTACATCTGCAAAGAAATCAAACTATGGGAGGGGTCAACGGTTGCGTTCGGCGCGAATATGCTTACACCTTTTCTGGGTATGAAGTCGGGAATGCAGAAGGACACAACATTACTTGAACTTGATAACAGGCTGAAGAAATTCGAGAACGTGTTGCGCAATGGTACACAGACCGACGATATGATGATGCAGATTGAAGCTCAGGCGTTGCAGTTAAAGCAGTTTATTTCCGATTTGATGGATAACGTGGAGTTCAAAGACTTGAAAAAGGGAATTGAACCAGAGCCGACTATTGAGGGAAAAGGCATCGACTATTCTTTTTTACGTGAAAATTTGCGGAAGTAAAAAACATTTTCGTAAATTAGCGCCCATACTACACAGCATCCACGCGAACGCGCACTCAATATGAGCCGCGCCTAAGAGTAATGAAGTGAGTGAAAACAACTATTGTATCACTTATCAATTACTCATAAAATGACACCAGAACAAATCGCAGCAGAAAAGGCTGCATTGCTTGCTGACATCGAAAAGAAGTCGGCAGAAGGCGCTCAGGCTAAGATCGACGCTTTCAAAAATTCCGAAGAGTTTCAGACCCTTGTAACAAAAGCGGCTGAGGCTATGACAAAAACACAGATCGACGCGATCAAAACAGCGTTCGACGAACTCAGCGCGTCTATCGAGGCTAAGATGGAAAAAGGTAAATCCATCAAAGGCAAATCGGTACGCGATCAGATTTCTGAATCACTAGAAGCTAAGAAGGCTGACCTTCAGAACTTCGGTAAAAACAAATCTGCAAACGCTTCGTTTGACCTGAATTTGAAAGCGGCAGGAACATTCACAACTTCAAACGTGGATGCGGTAGGTACTAACGGTATCTCTATCCTGTTGGCAGACATCGAGCCGGGAATTACAGTAACTCCATCTGCAACACCTAATATCATTCAGTATTTGAATCGTGGAACTATGACTGGTTCTTACGTTGTTTATGCTGAAATGAAAAACAACGACGGCGGAGCAGGTTGGACTTCTGAAGGTTCTGCTAAAACTCAGATGGATTTCGATTTCGTTGAGGCAAAAGCAGATGCACGTAAGATCACAGATTACATCAAAGTATCTAAGGAATCTTTGGCAGACATCAACGAACTCAGCACAGTAATCAACGGCGAACTCATGACATTGATCATGAACAAGATCACGGACAGCGTTCTCGAAGGCACTGGAGTTGCTCCTGATCTTGCAGGCTTGAACGACACGACAAACGTATCGACAGCATTCTCTGCTGGTAACTTTGCGAATACAATTGCAGACGCGAATATTTACGACGTTGTAAATGCTGCTGCATCGCAGATCATGACTGCTGAGGTTATTTCTGGTCGCCCTGCTGGTTTTATGCCTAACATCGTTATCCTCAATCCAGAAGATGTTATTAAGTTGAAACTTACAAAAGACACAAACGGACAGTACCTGTTCCCTGTTTCTTTGCCCGGCACTCCAAACATCGCAGGTCTTACTGTGGTATCTTCTCCTTGGCTGACTGTTGACAAGTTCATCGTTGCTGATTCGAGCAAGATCAATTTCCGAGTTCGTGAAGACGTTAATATCCAGATCGGATATGAGAACGACGACTTCACTAAGAACTTGGTGACAATCCTTGCTGAAGCACGTGTTGCGATGTACGTTAAGTCAAACCACAAAAAGGCTATCGTGTACGGTGATATCACCGATGCAATCGTTGCACTTGACCCTGCAACGTAATCGGGTCTAAATAAATAATGAAAGAGCCTCCGTAAATAGGGGGCTTTTTTTATATTTGTCGAAACAGCCGACTATATCAATGGCAAAGTGTAAATCATGCGGAGGCGGTAAACGACGCGAGGGAATTTGCGACGTTCATAGATTGGTGCATAATGATTCATCGTTACGCATGGTGCGATATTGCAACGTGTGCGATGCTTGGGTATGTGCGGCTTGCAAAAATAACTGGGCTAAACGCGGATATGCTGCATTACTTAAATCACTAGGCAAATGAAGATTTGCATCGTTACAGCCGTATTCGGACGGCATGACCTGACGAAGATTGTATTGGATTACTACGCTAAACTATCAATAGACAGCGGCTTAGTTATACCTATTGCCGTAGGGTCGGAGGGTAAGGAATCGGAGCAACTGTGTACCAATACTGGCTGGGGATACCTTGAATACCCGAATCAGCCCCTTTCGCAGAAGTTTAACGCGCTATTTGAGGCAACCAAACCCCATGATCCTGACCTTGTAATCCTTACAGGCTCGGACGATCTTATCTCGCCTGAGATAGTGCAATACTATATCAACAACGTAAAGCCCACGCATACAAATTTAGTCGGCTTAAAAGACCTATATTTCTATTCAATTTCGCAGGATCAGACGCTATACTTCGGAGGTTACAATTCACTGGGGTACAAAAACGCGCCCCGTTCTATCGGTGCAGGGCGTTGCTTCAGTCGGGAGGTATTGGAGCGTATGGATTTCAGACCTTGGCAAGCTGAGAAACTGAATCGAGGTCTTGATTCGTCAAGTACGAAGCAAATGAAGCGACGAGGCATCGGGGAGGATATTATCACAATGGCTGATGCTGGCGGTTGCGCTGTTGACATAAAGCATCCGCACGTATCGCTGACCAATTGGAAGTTTATTCACGCCGAGGATAGGATTGTGGCAAATTCGGACATTGAAAAACACTTTCTACCTGAATTAATTGCGTGTCGCACTTTGCGAAAAAATCTTATCTTCGTACCTGATAACACCTATGACGTACAGATAACCGATCGACGGCATCCGTTATTCGGTAAAATCTTACACGTAACAGGGAAACAGGCAATAAACTGGCAGGAACGCGGTATAATTGATAGACCATGATACTACTCACAACGTCCGACTTTACTGGATATTTCAACATACCTACGTCAAACGCACGGGAAACACTCGCATTATTACAGACTTACATTGACCGTTATGAGAAAATGTACTTATGTCAGTTGCTCGGTGTTGAGTTGGCGGAGTTATTTATAGCTGATCTTGCTAACGCATCGCAGGAGGCGCGGTTTACAGTTATTCAGGACGAGTTCTATTTTGATTCATCAACACGGACTGGCGTTCAATATCATTCGCGCGGAATGGTTGATTTTCTATCGGCTTTGGTGTTTTATCACTTCGTAACTGAGAACGCAGCGCAATTAACGACTAACGGCGTGACGGTATCAGTAACAGAGAACGGATCGGTACTATCTCCAGAAGGAGCGTATCGCTTTGCTGAACGTAAATGGAATGAGGCACAGAGTACGTCAGAGGCAATTTACTGGTATATCAAATACGAAGCACCTAGAGTGTACCCTACTGACCCCGATATGCTATATACTGAGTTTAATGGTCATTGTTTGGATTTCCGTTTCAGCCCTATTTTCTAAATGAAAACAGAACTAAGCGACATACTATACAGCGTGATTCAGGACATTGACGTATCAATGACCATAACGGATTACAGCTATACAGGCACAACGCATACCGTAGAAGTGTGTGATGTGAAATGGATTCAGGTAGGTCGCGCGGTTACAATCGGAGCGAATGAGTACACTGTGACGGCGATCAACTACGCGACAAACGTACTGACGCTTACTGGAGCAAATCCGATTACAGTATTCACGTTTAACATTTACCGCCCTATCTTTTTTTACGGCACTCCGATTGAAACGGGCAACGACATTAAAGCAATATCGAACTCAGAAGACAAATATCCGATGTTCTATTTGTTGCTGAACTACGAAGAACAGAACTACGAAGACGACGAAGACCCGATTGAGCGCACGGTTAATTTCAGATTGTACGCCGTTACCGATTCAGATCATGGCAAATGGCTAACGTCAGACATTCATGATCGTTGCATCAAGCCTATGACACGAATGTACACGGCACTAATCGAAGCAATCAAAGCCGATAAAATGTCATTCGACACAAACGGTTTTCGATTCGGTACGATTCCACAGTATAAATTCGGAGCATATGTAACCAACAAAGGATCGTTAGCGAATTTCTTCGTTGACAATTTATCAGGGTGGGAGATGCGTTTTACTGAGTTAAAGATTCGCAAAGATCACACTTGTACGGACGTTTGTCCTGCATACGTTGCACATTAATTTAACAGATGCGAACGAACAGACCATTTGAGCAGACGCGCTATCCGCAGGAGCGCGAAACATACGAGGCAACGCGAACAAAGACGGGATGCCTTGTAATTTCATTGGGTTGCATTTTATTCTGGATGTTAATTGCGTATTTGGTTTTTTGATTATCTTAGCCGAAACTAATACAGCCGACAAATGACACTTACAAAAGGATTACTCCATTCGTACCACAAACAGATCGTACAACTTCAGCAAGGCGGAAGCGTACTAGCTGAACTGATGAAAGGACGCATTGCCGATTTCTACAAAGAGAATCAGGTTTACATCGACGCGTTGAACCGCGATATTGATTTCCTGAAAAAGGAATTCCTCTTAACTGACGAAAACGGGAAAGTGATTTTCGACGCAGATCAAAAGATTCAATTCCTCGAAGGAAAGTCAGAGTACCAGTTCAATAAAAACTGGGATGCGCTCATGGCTACTTCCGTACTCGGTAAATGGGGCAGCGAAGATTTTGAAGAGCCTACAACTGAAACAGTATCGGAGTAATGCGATTTATTGTAGTCGTAACGGGGTACAATTGTACAAAGTACGTTAGGGCTTGCTATGAATCAATAGTAGCGCAGACGTATCGTAACTTCGCGTGCGTGTTCGTTTCTGACGGGTCAACCGATACAACCGAATACACCATTGAGAAAACTGTAACCGATCCACGATTTTTCAAGATTTACCATAAGAAAAACGAAGGTGCGGCAAAACGAAGATTGGAAGTGTTGCAGAACTTCGGCGACAAAACTGACGTAGTGGTATTGGTCGGAATGGATGACAGGCTACTGCCGAACGCACTGGAGAAGATCGCGGAGCAATATGTATCAGGTAAGTGGATGACATACGGAAACTGGATAGACCAGAACGGTGAAGGGCTACCTGAGAATTTCGATCTTGACTTTGACGCATACGTCCACAACACGCGCGATTATCGTCAGGTTAAATACAGATCGACAGCACCGAATACTTTTTACAAGTTTCTATTCGATCGGATTCCTTCATGCGATTTCAAACTATTTGGAAAATGGATTGATTCGACAACGGAAAGCGAGGTAATGTTTAGCTGTTTGGAGATGTGCGGAAAGGATCGTATTGGAATAATCAGAGAACCTATTTACATTTACAATAAGAATTTACCATCTGGCACGTTAAAGCGGTTGGGTGTTCAGTACAAATACCGCATTTACGAGCAGATAGTGAAGCGACCTAAAAGAAATCTATTAACCGATAATGAATTTGGAAAATGACACAGGAAACTAAAACCACTAAGACTAAATGGGAATCCGCAACGGGTAATCTCATCAAGCGGAGATCAACAGGAGTAAGTGATAATGCAAAGTGCGAAAACATTGTTGCGGATTATCACAGACACCTACGCGGAATCATTCAGCACGGGGCTGGTATCGGAAATTCGGTACTTGATGTCGGATGTGGTGATATGAGTATTGGCAGAATCCTTGAACAGCACTACCCGAATGTTAAGTACATGGGTGTTGACGCGTTTCCTGTTAACGATCAGGTTACTGGGTTAAAGATCGAAGACGCGCATCCGAATATGTTTGCGATTCAGTACGGCGAATTTGATACTATTGTTTGCTTTGCTGCATTGGATTCTATGCACGATCTGGTTAAGGCTTGCAACAATATGAAGGGTATCGCTAAGAAGTCGATTATCTTTCTTACTGGAATTGACATTGAGCCTGATCAGTATCACACATTCAAGATCACCGAGCCGCTTTTGCATGAGTTAATGAAAGGATGGAAGGTGTCATATTCAAATTACCTGACCGAGAAAGTTTTGTTGATTCAATACACGCCTGAATGAAAATACTTAACGTAAGCTACGACGACTATGCCAACCTAATGCACGGACACACTAAGGCATTAAAGTCAGTCGGTGTTGACGTGATGGAGGCGAAATTGAAGCCACATCAGTTTGGTTATCGAACGCAAGCGCCTGTTTTAGCACCTTCCGAGATCATGAGGCTGATGCGTTGGGCTGACATTATCAACGTGTATCACTCAGCAAAACCGATTGCAAACCTGATAGAGGCTGCGTCACTACGCGGCAAAGTCATTAACGTATGGCACACGGGTAGCGAATATCGGGCAGAACCTGAAAAGGTAAGGAATAATTTTGAACAGATCGGAGTAAAGCGACATTTTACCGATCAGTGCGAGTTCCTGATTCACGATTCCACGCTAACCTACGCGTCAGCAGCCATCGACGTGAATGAAGTGTTGGAAACGGTAAATCCTTCAGGATATGAGCCTCTAATGGCGTCTAAGCTATGGTTTTCGCACTTCCCTAGTAAGCCTGAAGTAAAAGGGTCGCCAGATATACGCCGAATGATGGCGGCATACGGGGATAAATTGCATTTTGAATACTCCGACGGGCTTACTGGACACGATCAGAACCTAATCAGAATGTTTAAATGTGACGTTTACATTGAGTTATTTAAGGCTGAGTTGAACGGGAAGCCATACGGTTGTCACGGGGTTACGGCATTTGAGGCGGCGGCTATGGGTAAAATAGTGTTAACTCAGAACATTTACCGAGATGCTTATGAGAAGGTTTACGGATATTCTCCACTATTCCTAGCGCATACGGAATCAGAATTTACAGGCACTATCGACTACCTTATTTCACTTAGTCAGGAGCAAATAAAGCGGATTAAATTGGATCATTACGATTGGATGCTAAGAAAGCATGATATTAATCCGATCGGCAACCAATTAAAAAAATATTACTCGGAGTTGTAACATGATGTTTTTTTGTTATTTTTACGCCTAGATCAGCCGACTAACAGGAGAAATACAAATCTTCCTTAGTCGGCTGTTTGTGTTTCCCTGCGGTTGATCGACTAAAAGACGTAAAACCAAAAACACAAATAACCATGCAAGCTTGCGACTGTAACGCATCACTGAGTAACACGGGTACGGCGTGTACTCCAATCCTTGAGATTGCAAACAAACTTATCGCTGTTCCGCTGAAAGATGCAGACGGCAACCGCAACAAAATCACTCTTTCCGCAACTCTTAACCAAGCGTATTGGGAAGCATTGATTAACAACGCTGATACAACAGTGCGTTGGTATCCGCTACCTGCAATGAAAAATGCAGTTGACGAACGCGCGGAATCAATCAAAGAAACATTCGAGGACAACTCTACTGAATTTATTCAGCAGGGCGTTCGCACTTTCTCCGCTGTCATCACTGGGTCAACAGGTGGAACTCAAATCTTACTCGGAAACCTCGAAACTTTCCGCTGTCAGGATTTCGGGTTCTATGTTGTTGACGTAAACGGAAACCTTATCGGTTCACTCGGAACAGGTCAGGACGATTGCGACCCGTTGTACCTTTATCCTATCGCTGTTGATTCTGGTTCATTCGATCCGCGCTTTATGAAAAAGACAAACGCGGCTACTCAGAAACTCATGATTTCATTCAACTGGAAACAGACAGAGCAGGATAAAAATCTCCGCATGATCACAGCAACTGAAGCAGGTTATGATCTGAATCAGTTGTCAGGATTGAAAACAGTTTGCGCGGTAATTTCTAACATCTCACAAACTGAGTTCACCGCTGATCTTCGCGTTCAGGGTTACGGCACTCCGATTAATCCTGTACGCGTTGAAGGACTTGTATCTGGTGATTTCGCACTTTACAACGTAACAGACGCAGCTTCTGTAACGATCTCAACAGTAACTGAGGCTGACGGTGTTTATACATTCACTTTCACATCACAAACAATCGGAGATGTGTTGCGTCTTACGCCAACTCAGACTGGTTACGACTTTGCTTCAGTAATCGCTGAGGAAATCGAAATCCCGACCACGTAATTAATCGGGGTTGATGCGTTAATGGTTTAGCCCCTGCGTTAATGTGGGGGCTTTATTACATAAATACAATGCTAGGTAAACTCAGAGATATGGCTAAACGCGTGCGTGAACTTGATGAAAACAAGATCGCGTTCAAAGTATTTGAAGACAAAAATCTTCAGGCGCAAATCATTGACCTTAATACCACATCGCAGTTGTATAACAAAGGCGTTGACGCAGAAGGTAGATCGTTAGGTGAATACTCACTTGCGACTATTTACGGAACATCGAATTTCTCTGGTAAGATTGAGAAAGGTCAGCGATTCGATCACATTACACTTAATGACACAGGAGAATTTTATCAGTCGTTCAGATTTGTAAATCAATCGGACGGCTTCACAATCACAGCCGACAGCGTAAAAGATGGAAATGATTTGGAAAAAGTTTTTGGTAAGATCGTGGGACTTACTCAAGAATCCGTTCAGGAAATTATCCCAGAGGTACGAGAATCAATGCTTGCTGAAACTAGAAAAGCGATTATCGGGTAACGTCTATGAAAGCATCGACGAACTCCCGATATATTACTGGTGGCAGATACATAAGACGAATGATTACTCGCATCTACTGAGGGTTAAAGTGAAAAGCAAGTATCTGAATAAGGTACTGAGTAAAAAGTGGGAGGCGGTTTATGAAGGATATATTGATCGGTTCGGGTTTTCGCCTGAGTTATTGGAGATTCATAAAAAGCGGTGTTACATAGCGAAGTTGAAAGTTCAGAAAATGCAGACGGGCAATAAGACGCTGAACACTGAGATTAAAATTGAGGAGGAGGAGTTGAACGCGTTGATGAAAGCCAACGATCAGGGTGAGGGGGATTTTTTCGAGGTGAAAGCGTTGATCGAACAGAGCAGAGGCGTTGCAATTGATCACTATAAAGTAACTGTTGCGGAGTTTTTCACATACGTCAAGTTGATGAAGAAACGAAAAAAAACAAATACCAATGGCAGAGGATAAGATCAGGCACGAGGATATAATTGAATCCGACATATTCATGGATGCTACGCAATCAGCGGAGCGTTTCGATGCTCAGTTGCAGGATTTGATAGGCACTATTACGCGCGTAGGTGCTGAAGCCGCGAAGAATCTGAACGGCAACCCTACCACGTTAAAGCAAATGCAACAACAAGCGGAGGCTATTAACGACATCAACGCCGCTGAGATTGCACTAACGGAAGCCCAGAAGCAGCGTATATTAGTTGCTGAAACATTGGCTAATATCCGCGCTGAAGAGTTGCGGAAGAAAGAAGAAATTAAACGCGCATCACAGGCTGAGATTCAAAAGCAGAAGGAACTAAACAAAGTAAACCGACAGGCTACGGACGAATACGGCAAACTTTCGGCAAAGCATCGGGAACTGGTTCGTGAGGCTAAAAACTTAGCGGTTGCGTATGGCGCAGAAAGCAAAGAAGCGAAAGCAGCGGCAGCGGCAGCGAATCAGTTAGACCGACAGTTAAAGACTATTGACGCGTCACTAGGTCAGCATCAGCGTAACGTAGGTAATTACGCGTCTGCATGGGGCGGTGTGGTTACTGGCTTTAAGAATTTACTGGGCGGTCTGGGTATCGGCATTGGTGTTGCGGCAGTAAAAGATTTTTTCGTTGATTCGATTAAGTCTTTTGCCGATGCGGAGAAAAACGCTAATGCTTTGGCGTTTGCATTGAATAATGTTGGTGGTGAAGGTGAGGCGGCGTTTATCAAATTACAGGAACAGAGCGCAAAACTTCAGGCTACTGGCGGCATATTCTCTGACGACGACATCACGGCGGCGCAAACGCAGTTAGTCAATTACGGTTTGTTGTCCGACGAAGTTGAAAAGTTAATGCCGAAAATCCTTGATTTAGCGACGGTTCAGGGCGTTGATTTAGCAACGGCAACAGATACAGTCATTAAGGGTATCAACGGTCAAACAAAGGGCTTAAAAACGGTAGGGCTTGGCTTTGAAGACACGGGAAGTAAAGCGGAGAATTACAATATCATTCTAGATAAGTTAACAAAGTTTGAAGGGGCAGCGGCAGATGCTGCAACAACTACTGAAGGACGTTACAAAGTTCTGATGAATCGCTTTGACGATCTGAAAGAGCAGATCGGGGAATATTTGGTAAATACAGGCTATCAATTCTTGCAACATTGGGATTTGATCACGGGCGAAATTGACGCGGCTACATTTGCCATG